TACCACCACGGCGCACCGATGCAGTCATAGTCCAGATACTCCGGCCGCCACATCCCCGCCTCAGTCACCCAGCTATCCCACTGGATGCCGAGGACGAACGACGTCGAGACGTACGGAGCTGCTCCGTACCAGTTCCACCTCGACCATCCCAGCTTGTCCGGCCAGTCAGGAACTTTGACCACGCGCCGCTTGCCCGACTCGAACATGTCCGGCTTGTCAGTGAACACGAGGACATCGCCGAACTCGACCCGCTGCTCGCAGTCCCTCAGAGCCAGGAGAGCCAGCTCATGCTCTCGAGTCTCGATGATCATCAAAGTCACATCGGGCAGCTTGAGGTTCGTCATCTAGCTTCCCACCAATCCTCCCGAGTCTTGATCGGGTCCTTGAGGTTCCTGCTCGCTGCGATCTCCTCCGCTGCCTCCTTCGTGCAACCTGAGCAGACTACAGCATGGTCATCATCTACCACTCGCCAACGCCTCTGATCCTCCTGCTGGACGCGCCATCGGGAAAAGGTTCTCTGCGTGGATGACCTGTCCAATATTAGACCACTGCTTGGCAACTGTCTGGACCACTTTCTCGACAGATATGTCAGATATGCAGGCAGCACCGTTCTTCTCCTTGTTCTCCACACAAGTCGACGGGTCGTCGTGGAGCCGGTGGCACGGCCAGCACGGCACTCGATCGGAATCTGCATGGAGCGTCGTCGTGTTCCGCCAGTGCTTCGTGATGTTCTCCACCGAAGCGTGGCTCACCATCACGATCTTCGGCATCGCTTCGAACGCCACTGCCCAGGCCGTCCCAGTGTCCGGAGTCACGACCAGCGAGGCGCCGTGGGCCAGTGCCAGAGACGTCCGCAACGGCCAGCACAGCGGCCCGACCGTAGGGACCGCCAGGAAGACCCCGTCACGAGAGCCGTTCTGGACCGCCACATGGTCACGGATCGCCGTGGCCATGGAGTGCTCCTTCTCCGTGGGTCCGCCCAAGAGCATCACTGGCGCGCCGACCTCCTTGATGATTCGAGCGACAGCCTGAGGAGCATACGGATAGACCTTGTCGACGCGCGTCCCAGAGAGGACCCAGCAGATGTACCGGTCGCCCATCTTCGACGTAGTCCGCCGAGCGAAGTCCCGCTCCTCTACAGACGTGTAGTACAGCGGACCGAACTCGTACGGCACTCCAGCTATGTCGTGGACAGTCTCCAAGAACGATCCAGCGCAGATCTTGCGTCGGATCTCTGGTGGCCACCAGAAGGCCGTCATGGCTTTGAATGTGCTGTGACGACCTTCCATCGAGTGGGACGCGTGGACGAACACGTCGTACTCGTTGGCCCGACTCTCCATCCACTTCTGCCAAGCCATCAAGTCCCCTTGAGGCAGATCCCGCTCCGTCTTCTTGACGCTGAGCTTGTCGATGTGGGGATTGTGGAAGTAGACGACGTGGTTGGGCTCGCCGGTCACGACGTCCGTCATGTAGCCCATCTTCTTCAGAGGAGCCAAGACTGAGGCAGCAACCAGGTTGTCTCCGACGCCACCGAACCTCGCAACGCAAGCCCAGCGGTTCATTGTCCCCCTCTTCCGTGGAGGGCAACCTCGGCCATGTGAGCCTGCGGAGCGACGGGCTTGCCGTTGAGGTGGTCGATGGCCCGGTGCTGCTGCTTGCAGATCTCCTCGATGGCCTCGACCCGATCGAGGTACATCTCCAGCAGCTGCTCCTTGGTCTCCTTGCCAGTCCGCCGCTCGTGGAACGCCCATATCGCATCGCGGAGCTCTCGAGCGAACGTCCGGAAGAACTCCATCGCCTTGGCGTCGTCGTACTCTGCTATTGCTGTCACCACTTTCTCCCATCTGGTCCAAGCTGCGTCAAGTCGTGGCCCCTCGGACCTTGCGGTCCTGCAGGTCCATCCTTGCCGTCCTTGCCGTTCCTCCCATCGCGGCCCCGCTTGACGCACATCCTCCAGTCGTCAGTCTCTGGCTTCTTGTCCGTCGTCAGCTTGGCCACGAACATCGATCCTCCATAGGACACCACGTCTCCAGCCTCATACGTCCCCTCACTCCAGACTCCCCTGTCTATCATGGTTGGAACGCTGAACGACCTCTCGACTTTCCTCTCTCCAGCAGACCAGCGGAAGACGAACGTCCTGAAGCCATCATACTCCATCTCGAGGTCGTCGACTCCCAAGCCGTCGAGACCCGGATCACCCTTGGGACCTTGGACGCCCGGATCTCCCTTGGGCCCCTGCATCCCCAGTTCGCCCTTCTCTCCAGAAGGACCAGCGGGACCCTGAATGCTGAGCCCATCCCGACCGTCCCTCCCATGCGGTCCCTGAGGACCTTCGGGGCCTCGAGGACCCGCGAAGCCGATCTCCCCAGGAGGACCAGGATCTCCAGTCTCCCCTCGAACGCCAGGTGGCCCTAGAGGACCTGGAGGACCGGGAGGACCTGGAGGGCCTGGAGGTCCTTCAGGTCCCTGAGATCCCGTCTCACCTCGAAGTCCTTGGAGCCCGATATCCCCAGGCGGCCCCGTCAGGCCGACAGGTCCCTCCGGCCCGATCTCACCAGGGATGCCCTGCGGCCCACGATCTCCCCTAAGACCTTGCGGACCTTCGTCTCCCTTCTCACCAGCGTCGCCCTTCTCGCCGGGATCTCCCTTCTCACCAGGATCACCCTTGGGACCAGCAGGACCATCTCGGACCTCCTTCAGAGCATCTTCGACCCTCTGAACCTGTCTTTCGATCACATCTGCGAGATCAGCTTCGAGCTCGACAATCCTCAGCTGAAGCTTGGAGACGAGCGCATCGCTCCTCGCAGCTATCAGGGCGATGTCCGCTTGCGCCTTGGCTTCGACCTCTGCTAATATCTGAGCGAGGGCCTCAGACAGCGCATCTGGAACTATCTGGTCTAGCGTATCCACGGGCTCGCCTTCGAATGTCTCCAGCAATGATCTTTGCATTTGCTACCCCCTTCGGAGGCGCCGGTGGCGCTGGCAGTTTCGGAGGAGCTGCTTGTGAACCTGGAGGCTGATGCGGCAGCTGACCAGGCACCGGCGGCGCTGCTGCAGGAGCCTCGTCCCTCTTCTTCAGAGCCGCAAGGGAGTAGTTCTGCTGCTGGAGGTACGGCGTATCACCACCTTCGACTGGCTGCAAATTGAACCGAGCGCGCGCCTCGTCCGGCGAGAGGAACCCCGCCTGCATCGACTTGCTGGTAGCCTCGACCTTCGTCAAGGTGTCCATCCGCAAGAGATCGTCGATGTCGAACTCCGTCCCGTAGGTGTGGCCCTTCACATCCGGAAGTCCAAGTCCCTCGTCGATGCACAGCTCGATGCTCTCTATGAGAGCTTGCAGACATTGAGAGTAGTATTGCTGTCCGAGAGCCTCGATGTTGTTGTAAGCTGGCGTCGGACCGATGCCGATCATGAACGGCGGGACATGGAAGCATGCGCAGACGTTCTCGGCAGTCCACTTGAGCTGCTCGATCAGCTGAGAGTCCTCCGCCGTCATGCTCATTCGCTCATACTTGAGGCCGTCCCCAAGTACGGCGACCTTGCCGACGTTCGCCCCCGTGTAGTTCTGCTCCCAGTAGTCCTTGAGCCTCTTGGCCGTGACGTCGTTGATCACTCCAGGAGCTGTGAGGACGCCTCCGGGGTTGGAGCCGTTCAGGAAGAACTTAGCCGAGTTTGCCTGGATGTTCAGGCCTTGAGTCGCCGCCAGTGCACATGCGTAGATCGGAGACACTCCCCACAGGGGATGGTAGAGCGGGACCATCACGTCGTGGATGATCTCGCTGGCAGGGACGACGAACTTGTCCTCAAACGTCGGGACGGTGGCAGGCAGTCCGCTGAGCGGATCTATGCCGCCGATGTCGTAGTAGATAGACCCATCAGGAGCCACGAGCGGCCGGCACCGATACGGGTCCAGGACGTACATCTCCGTCACGACGTTCCGCGAGTCCCGCTGCTTGAGGACGTACGTGTTCCCTCGAGTCAGCTTCGACACGACCCACTGCTCGATGAACTTGATCCGGTTCTGGTAGTGGTTCGGCTTCGTCAGAACAGGGCTGAAGGACGGGACGCTGACCTCGTTCCACACGTCCGTGTCCCCATCCTTCTCCATTAGCCGGAGGCGGATCTTCGCTATGTCGCTGGCAATCAGAGTCACGCAGGCGTAGATGGCGAAGAATGCCAGGAGACTATCTGGTCGCTGCTCGAGGTTCTTCTGCCAAGCTCCCGTGAACGGCTCGCGGACCAACGGCCCCCATCCCCAGCTGGCGTTGCCGCTCCAGAACGGGTAGCCGAAGTTCGTGTCCCACCCCGTAGGGAGCGTCGTGGCCGGGACCGAGGACTTCCGCCGGATGTTTATCTCGAACCCGAAGAGCCTCATTGATCTCTCCGCTTGAACCGCCTCCGCGGAGGGACGAGCGCAAACGTGTTGTCTGTGTCCATCGCTGATGATGGAGCAATAGACTCTTCGACGACTGGCTCCTCAGACACAAGCTCAGGTGCGGGCTCTGATATGTGCACGGGCTCAGGCGTTGGTGGTGCCGCCTCAGCCATCGGCATAGATTGTAGCGGCTCGAACCTGTCCTCCTCAACGAGCCGAGCTTGTGGCCCACCGGAGATGTCGTGAGCTGACAATATCACGGCGTCCAGATCAGTCGCGTTGAATTGGTCACCAGGGTTCCGCTTCTTGGCGTCGTAGACGAGCTCCCTGATGGCTATGAGAGTCTTCATAGTCTCACCACCCTAAAGAGTCGGGAGCCGGGCGCTCCCGACCAAGTTTCCCTCGAGCACAGATCATGCTCGAGCGGGGGAAGGTTCCTAGCCAGTGTACTTCGCGTTCTGGATGTACGAGGCAGCAGCGGGCCGCCGCTTGAGCCAGTTGATCCAGCGCTCAGCCTTGAGGCCGACCATGTTGGCTTGCCACAGGGACACGAGGATCGTCGTGCCCGACGGCGGGCTGTCCGGCGCGCTGTCCATGTTGACCGATGCCTGGTTGCTGGCGTCGATGACCACTTGGCCGTCGTCCGCCAGCATGATCTCCCTAGGCAGGCAGAAGATGATCGGGAAGCCATCCGCGGGCGAGTTGCCAGTGGCCGGGATGTTCTCCGACGTGACCACAGGGTAGCCCATGAGCGTGCCGCCCTCGGCGTTGATCGTCGGGAAGACGTTCTGCCCGAGGGTGTTCTGGATCAAGCTCAGAGCCAAGGCTTGCGACTGGGTCATGATCCAGACGCCGCCGGACACCTGCAGGTTGGCGGCCAAGAACTGGGAGAACATAGTCCGAGCGTCCAAGAAGAACGCAGCCGCCGTGACTCCGGACGCAGTGACCGGAGTCACGCTGTTCGTGATCGACGCCGGCGACACGTTGGTCACCGCCGCGACCGACGGATCGACGAACTGCCTGTCGAGGAACTGAGCCATCGCAGCCAGCATGTCGCCGCGGACCAGAGTCTCCGCGCTCGGGTTCGAGAACCGGACGAGCTCCTCCGTCAGGATGACGATGCCAGCGGCCTTCGCCCAGCGGAGCTGCACGGTGTCGAACGTCATATTGCTGACAGGCTTCGGCGCACCCTCACCCACCCAGTTGACCGTGGAGCCAGTGACCCCGCGAGGGATCTGGATGTTGAACGGGACCCGCCGCAGGTTCGGGATGCGGCCGATGATCGTCAACGGCCGCAGGAGCTCGATGAACTCCGACGCTGCGATCGTATACGCGATAAGCGGCGAGGCGAACTGAGCGTCCGTCGTCGTCCCCGCGCCGACCGCAGCCTTCATCATCGCCGGGATGTCGTGCGACAGCATCATGCTGACCTCGGGCGTCTGGTCCTGCCACTGCTTGGCGATCTGCAGCGCCTTGAAGCTGTCGCCCTTCGCCGCAGCCAGAGCCATGGCGTACCGCGTGAAGATGGTGCCCTTCGGGACGTTCGGCCTGACCGACACGACGTGGCGGACTTCATCGACAAACCCGCTGCCGTTCCCAGAGACGAGGGCCCGAGACCTCTCCGCCGACGCCGAGCTGCTGCCGTCGACTGCAACGGCCCGCTGCCTGTTCGTGGCCTCGAGCGCCGCCAATCGCTGGATGTGGGCGTCGATGTCCTTGATCTCACCAGACAGAGTGTCGTACTCCTCGCTCTGAGCCTGGTCGAGGGTCTCGCCGGCGTCTGACGCTGCCGTCATCAGCTCGGTCATCCGGTCGTGCTTCTTCCTCCGCAGCTCCTCGAACGCTGCGATCTGCTCTTGAATCGTCTTCACGTGTGCCTCCTTAAGGCTGACGACGTTCTTGGACCCCGAGGCGCCGGGAGGGTTCGAAGTGCGCAGGCCT